ATATGTTTCCAAATCATTATCTAAATAAAAAGATCCAATATTTAATGTAGAATATATTGTAGTATAATCACATAAATATTTCACTTCATTATCTGTTAAAGATCTATTATATAATCTAAAATTAGACATACTTAAATTTCCCCAAATATTATTTACACCATTACCAATAAAACAATTTTTTCTTAAAATTTGTGTTGGATATGCTCTACAATAATAGGATTCTAATAAATATCCATCTAAATAAAATTTCCATGTTCCTTCTGGTAATATTACCCAAACAATATGATGCCAAATATCATTATTTAAATTTTCAAAAGGAAATTCTAAAATATTTTCATAAGTTGTAGTAACATGATTGGCTTTTACATAACCTGCAAACAGTTTTCCATTGTTTATTCCCATATATATATCTTCAACATGATAACCATTTGAAAAAGAGAAAAAGAGAGTTTTATCAGGTGATTTATTCATTTTACCCCAAAAACCTATTGTTATACCTTGATTTTTTATTACTAAAGATTTTAACTTCACAAATTGATTATTAGTGTTTTTGTTATTTATTGATAATACACCGGGACCATAAATATCATCTTTTAGATTTATTAATCCGGAAACTGATATTGTTGCGTCATATGTTTGTGTATAATTACTATTGAATACTGATAAATTATTTACAGAATCATAATTAAATGTGTAGTAATAAAATAAATATTCATCATTATCTAACATATTTCTTGGAGTTATTTTATATTTTGCTATTGCATTATCACTCACATTACCTGTTATTAATTGATATGATATATCTCTATTAACATTTACATTTATATAACTTGAATTATCATCTAATTGATAACCAGTGCTTTCACTTTCACTACCACTTATATCATTATTTTTTCCTATGTAATCTCCAGTTGGTGCTAATAAATATACATATGCATTAGACTGTTTGATTTTATTTACTCTTATATCAAAATCATTTGTTATATTTTCAAATATTTCATCACCTTCTTTTGTTATAGATACAACACACTCGCCTGCACTATTACCTAATAATATATTTCCGCTTAAACTACAATTTAATGTATCTTTTACTTCATAATTAAATTTGCTTTTTGTACTACCTCCAGTAGGATTTAATTCAATACTACCTTTATAATATAAGTTTTCAGAATTATTTAACAAAATGTTATTTTGATAATTTTTAATTACTTTTATATTTATTTTATTAGATTCAGTTGATAAATAATTTGTTGTAGCAGATGTCGTTGCTTGTAATATACAAGTTCCTTCACTAAATGCCATTAATTTATTACCATCAATTATTTTACAAATTGGTTTAGTAGGATCAATAGATGATGTATATAATATATTATATGTTATTGATGGGTTTTCATTATAATCTTCAAGTAATAGTTCATATGTTTTTGATCTATCAATATTTAATTCAATATTATTTTGATTATCAATATCTTTTATTGATAATTTTAAATCTGTTTGCTTAATTGGTAAAATATTTAAATTCATTATTAATTCTAAATCATTGTACATAAAATTACCATATTTAATTGCTTTTACTCTATAACTTCCAACATTTGCAAATTTTAACTCGTTTTGATTTATTATACATGATGATGAATCACATGATAATATGATTGGATTAATAATTGATCCTCCTGAAATATCTATTTTTATTGTCTCATTAAAATACATAGGGTCTTTATTATTTAAAACCAATGGTTTCTGATTGTTTTTACTTATTATTATACGTTTTACTTTTGATTTACCTTTATTATATAATTCTGTTTCAGTTGTAGATCCTAATATATCACAAATACCTTCATTATATGCAATTAACTTATTACCATTTAATTGACAAATTGGTTCATCGGTTGTTCCATATTTATTATTTGTAGTAATGGAAAAATTTAAACTAGTATTATTTGAATCCAATACATTATTTAAACTCAAATCATAAATAAAATTTCTATTTACAAATAAATTTAATACTTCTATATCTTCTGACATTAACAATTATAATAAATTAGATAAAATTATATATTTAAAGTAATTTTTTATTAAATAATTTATTTGTTCTTTTTATATTGGTTTATTTTTATTCACTATTTAATGTTTTATGATTATTATATTTTTCCCTAAATAATAATTTTTTAAAAAACTTTTTTAATTATTTCTCTTGTGTACACACACAAGTTTAAACTTTTGTATACCTTAATTTTTTTTCAGTAAAGATGAAACAAATATTTTACAATAAAAGTTTATGTAAACTGATGTATTATATAATTTTTTACAAAATATTTTTTATATATCTTCTATATTAAATCATAAAATATAATTTTATTAAAAGTTTATTTGTCATCATTTTCTTGTCATCATCGTCATCATTTCGTATGCTTATTCAGATTATTAAACTTTCTGATTTAAGTGATATAATTAATCGTAATTTTTTAATATTTATTTTTTTTTTTATTATTTTAACATGTTTATCTTTATTATAATTATAATGATGACAAAAAAGTTTAATATTCGTCGATGATCATAACGGTATTTTTATGTAATCTCAATTATATGTCGTATGTATAAAGATGTAGTGTTTAACAAAATTAAATAGTATATAAAAAGTTTATTGTAAAACAATTTGTATACTTATACGTGATTCATCTATTTTATTATATTTTCGATATACTTAATAAAAATATATATTTTTTAATAGCATTGTTCTATATTTATAGTAGTTTAGTGCGATTTTTTCGTACAGCGCCCGACACCGTGATCACGGCTTCGGGCGCTGTACGATTTTTATAATTATTTTGATACTATTAAGAATAAAGTTGTATAAATACTTATTAGAATTATATTTATATGTATTGTAATATTTGTAAAAAAACATATACATCTTATCAATCACACTGGAATCATATGAAAAAATTTCATCCAGTTGAAAACAAACATAAAGAAAATCATATTTGCAATTTATGTGATAAACAATTTACCTCAAGACAATCTAAATGGAGACATACTAAAATTTGCAAAAAACAAAATCAATTAAATTTAGTAAATAATAAAAAAGATGATAATTCAGTAATGGATATAGAGAAAATTATTGAAAAAATAACAAAGTATGAAAATAATCAACTAATAGATTCTATATTAGAAAAGAATAAAAAAATTGAATTGTATGAAAATGTAGCAGTTAATAATATTAATTCCTCAAAAATTATATTAAATAATATTGAAATTATTTCTAGAAATGATGGTAATATCAATGCAACACAAATATGTAAGGCTGGAAATAAAGATTTTAATCATTGGTATTATCTTGATTCAACTAAACAACTAATTACTCAATTAGAAATCGACACAAATCTACCAGAGCAATTACTTGTTGATATTAAAAAAGGCGGTAATAATAAAAATGATCAAGGCACATGGGTTCATCCAGATTTGGCAGTTCAATTAGCTCAATGGATATCTCCAAAGTTTGCGTTACAAGTTAGCAAATGGATTAGGACATTATTTACTACTGGAAAATTAGAATTAGCAAATAAAATTATTGAGCAAAAAGATATAGAAATAAAAGCTTATAAAGAAAAAACAAGATTATTAGAAGATTTATTAGTAAAAAAACAAACAAGAACTGATTATCATGAAAATAATGTTATTTATATTTTAACAACAACTGAAAATAAAAACAAAAGAATTTATATTATAGGTAAAGCACAAAATCTTAAAAATAGATTAAGCACATATAATAAAACATGTGAGCATGAAGTTGTTTATTATAAAAAATGTAAGGATGAAACAACAATGAATATAGTAGAAAATATGATATTAAATAAACTAAGAAATTACAAAGAAAAAGCAAATAGAGATAGATTTATATTACCATATAATGAAGATATTAGTTATTTCATTGATATTGTAAATTCATGTATTAAATTTTTACATGATTGATATTAAATATTCATACTTTACAAATATGAGTACAAAATGGTCTGATTCAGATAATGAAAAATTAAAAAAATATATTGAAGATAAATTAAAAATACTTAATATTGCTATAAATCTAAAAAAAGCACATGGTGGAATTTCAGCAAAATAATAAAAATAAAAGGTGAATTATATGGTACATATAAATCAGAAACTAATAAATTTGTTAAACTAAAAACAAAATAAATCGAAACCAATTCTTATTGAAAAACAAAAAATGACTGAATATTATAAGAAATATTGTTAAATCTTACCAAACATTTTAAAGTTTATTTATCATTTATTTGATGTGATGCCTTTTAATTATATTTAAATAAATATTATAGTATAACTATGATGTTACAACAGTTAAAATCTATTATATCATAGTTTATATATGTAATCATTTGTCATCATTGCGTAACCATTATTTTAAGTATATTTAAAAAAATAAACTTTATAAATAATAATTTATATTTAAAAATAATGGATTTTTATTGTAAAAAATGTGATAAAAAATATTCTTCTTATCAATCTTTTTGGAATCATAATAAAAAATTTCATAGTGATGAAATTATTAAAATCAATGATGAAAATCATAAATGTGAAAGATGTTGTAAATTTTTATCATCAAGACAATCTAAATGGAGACATATGAAAATTTGTAAAGTTACTAATGAAATTGAGCCAAAAATAATAAACAATAATATTACAAATAATGGAACTATTAATAATAATACAGTTATAATTAATAATTATAATAATGATAATATATCATATGTTAGTGATGGATTTTTGAAAAAAATATTTACACATTTATTATCTGAAGATGAACATTATTTACCAATACCCAAATTAATTGAAAATATTAAATTTAATCCAAATCATAAAGAAAATAATAATGTAAAAATTACTAGCTTAAGATCTGATATAGGATTTAAATATGATGATGACAAATGGAAAGCAGTAGATAAAGATGATTTATTAAATGACCTTTTTAAACTGGGTGCAGATATGTTTGTAAAATATTACAAAGATAAACAAGGAATTTTATCTGATGACATGAAAGAATGTTATGAAGAATTTAAAAAAAATTCAAAACATGAACTTAAGGAAGAAATTAAACAAAAAATTCAAAAAATTGCTTACATATATACAAAAAATATGGAATTAGACTAAAAATTAAGCTAAACTTATCATTTTTGATCCATAATTAAACCATAAAATAATTGAAATTATTGAACCTAAAATCATACCATTTGTTATTCCCTCTTTATTTTTATTTATATAAAATCCAATTATAGGAAAAATAAAATATGTTAGTACAGAATAAAAAAGCATAATTTGTAAAAGAAGATTTCTATCATTAGTAGAAATATTTGATATCATTATATAATAAGATAACATTATAATTTATAAACTATATATTTTTTATAATTTATCATTCACTTTTTCAGGTTCATCATTAACTTTTTCAGGTTCATCATTAACTTTTTCAGGTTTATCAACTACTTTTTCTGGTTCATCATCTAAACAATATTCTAAAAATTGTCTCCATGTTTTACTTTTATCTAAATCAAAATGATCTAATCCAATTTTAAGATCAGAGTGTATATCTTCTAAATAACCAAATTTATAATATAATCTGAGTCTTGAAAGATAATCTGTTGATCGTTGGTCAGGATGTTCCCAAAATGTAGGTCTATAACTTCTATCAAAACTTGTAAAACATATTGGTACGGATGGTGCATATACTTTCCATCCTCTTGACCACATTCTTGCCCATATATCCATTTCTTCACCAAAGAATAAAAATGGGGTATATGGATCATATGGAGCATCATGTAATAAATCTGATTTTGAAAATGAAAAACATGCTGCCCAACCTTTTGCTAACATTGGTTTATCTGCATTAGTGATGAATGGTGAATTTACTCTAAAAAATCCATCAATATCAGATGTTTCTTTATTAACGATTGATAATGGACCTCTTAATTGATTTTGTTCATCAGGTTTTCCTTCTTTCAAATTAAAATTTGAAACATAATTTGTTAAACAAGATTTTTCAGGTAAAGTATTTAATTGATCAATACATTTTTGATCCCAATTTTGAACAAATCTCATATGTGAATCAATTTGTAAAAAGTATTGTTCTCCTCTCCATTCTTGTTGAATTAAATATCTTGCCCAACAAGGTCCTCTTGCTTCTTTATCAGATAATTTAATAAATTTTATTTTTGCAGGTTTAAAATCATGATTATCAAAACAATCATCATCTGAATCTGCATTTTGTTGATTGATACAAATAACTAAATTTTGTGGATTTTTTGCTTTTTTAATCATATCCATAACAGTTAATGGACATTGTTTATCTCGGTATGAAGCAACAGAACAAAATATTAATCCATCTTCTTTAACTGGAATTGATTTTAAATCAATTATTTTTAATGGTTTAAAATATTTTTCAATATAAGGTTTAAATTTTATATAATCAAATTCTTTTATTCTTTCTTCTGCTTTTTTACCAGTATTTATTTTACTTTCATCAAAATTTTCAATACTTAATAATTGCCAAATTATTACAAAAACACAAATAGCAATAATTATAATGTATATTATATCCATTATAAATAATCTAGATAAAAATTTTTCTATTTAAGGTTTATTTTTTATATAATCAAATTCTTCTGCTTTTTACTAGTATTTATTTTACTTTCATCAAAATTTTCAATACTTAATAATTGCCAAATTATTACAAAAACACAAATAGCAATAATCTAGATAAAAATTTTTTATATAGTAGATAATTTTTTAACTTGTTCTTCAAATAATTTTAATGTTTCTTCTGATATTTCAGCAGTTTGAATAAGTGTATTTTCTATTGGTACTTCTTCAGTAACTATTGGTGTATTTATTATATCTAATGGTATACCTTCCTTAAGTAATGTTTTTATTATTTCTTCTTCTGATAATTTTTCTAAATCTTTTTCTAGTAATTCTTCAATACTTGATGTAGGTACTTGTTGAGTAAAGGATGGTACTTGTTGAGTAAAGGATGGTACTTGTTGAGTAAAGGATGGTGCTTGTTGAGTAAAAGATGGTGCTTGTTGAGTAGAAATAGGTGCTTGTTGAGTAAAAGATGGTACTTGTTGAGTAAAAGATGGTGCTTGTTGAGTAAAAGATGGTGCTTGTTGAGTAGAAATAGGTGCTTGTTGAGTAAAAGATGGTGCTTGTTGAGTAGAAATAGGTGCTTGTTGAGTAAAAGATGGTGCTTGTTGAGTAAAAGATGGTGCTTGTTGAGTAGAAATAGGTACTTGTTCACTATATGATGGAGCAAATGTTGACATAGAAGCAAAATCAGATGATTGTTCACTAAATATTGGTATTTCTTCACTAAACGATGGAGCCAATGTTGACATAGGAGCAAAATCAGATGAAACATTAATTGATTGTTCACCAAAAAGTTGTAGTTGAACACTAAACATAGGTGCTTCATTACTAAACATAGACACATATTCACTTGAAACAGCTAATGGTTGTTCACTAAACATTGGAACTTCTTCACTAAAAATTGGTACTTCTTCACTAAACATTGGTACTTCTTCACTAAACATTGGTACTTCTTCACTAAACATTGGTACTTCTTCACTAAACATTGGTACTTCTTCACTAAACATTGGTACTTCTTCACTAAACATTGGTACATATTCACTTAAAAAAGGAACTTGTTCGCTAAATAATGGTACATTTGCAATTTTATTAAAATCGATGTCTGCTTCTTGTGATAAAATACTAAATTCTTTATCAAATATGTCATTAGCTTTATTTTTTAATTTTTCATTATATAAAGGTAAACTTGGAATATTGCCGTTATTTTTTGAAAGAATCCCTGATGAAAATAAATTAGTATTATTAAATATTGGTAATATATCAGTCATATTTTTTTCAGAAGACATAAATGGTTGTTCTTGAATTGGAAATAAAGGTTGTTCAGAAGACATCATTGTTTGTTCAGAAGCCATCATTGTTTGTTCAGAAGACATTATTGTTTGTTCAGAAGCCATCATTGTTTGTTCAGAAGACATCATTGTTTGTTCAGAAGACATCATTGTTTGTTCAGAAGACATCATTGTTTGTTCAGAAGACATCATTGTTTGTTCTTGAATTGGAAATAAAAGTTGTTTAGAAGTCATCATTGTTTGTTCTTGAATTGGAAATAAAGGTTCTTCAGAAGCCATCATTGTTTGTTCCTGAATTGGAAATAAAGGTTCTTGAGAATACATCATTGTTTGTTCAGAAGTCATCATTGTTTGTTCAGAAGTCATCATTGTTTGTTCTTGAATTGGAAATAAAGGTTGTTCAAAAGACATCATTGTTTGTTCAGAAGTCATCATTGTTTGTTCTTGAATTGGAAATAAAGGTTGTTCAAAAGACATCATTGTTTGTTCAGAAGTCATAATTGTTTCTTCTTGAATTGGAAATAAAGATTCTTCAGAAGACATAAATGCTTGATCAAAAGACATAATTTGTTCTTCTTGAATTGGAAATAAAGGTTGTTTAGAAGAAATAAATGGTTGTTTAGAAGAAATAAATGGTTGTTCAGAAGAAATAAATGGTTGTTCAGAAGAAATAAATGGTTGTTCAGAAGAAATAAATGGTTGTTCAGAAGAAATAAATGGTTGTTCAGATGACATCATAATTGGTTGGTGTAGTTGTTTTTGAAAAAAATTTAAATAATTATTATCTTGAGCGGTTAATGTATAGGGAAACTGTGTGTTATTTATCATTGATAAATCAAATTGATCTTCATCAATTTCATTATAAGGGGCAAAAAACATGTCATTTTTTATAGTAGTTAATTTATTAGTTTTATTACTATCAATATTTTGTAATATTACTTCTGGACCAAATATAGTATTACTTGATATGTCAGAATTATAATTTAAATTATTATTTGATTCATAATTAAAACTTATAGTATTTTTTTTTTGATTTAAATTTGTGTTTTCTTTAACTACTCTACCATCAGCTGTATAATGCATATTATATTAAATTATATAAAAAATTGTAAATTAATTATTTTATATTAATTATAATTAGTTATGGAACAAAAAATAATTATTAGTTTTAATGGAAAAAATGAAATGTTAGATTTTTTTCCATCTGAATCTTTATCAAGATTAAACAAAAGAAAAGACTATATTAAAATTTTAGAGATTAATAATTTTAATTGGAAAGAAGCAAATAAATTATCAAAAATATGGTATAATATTATTTATAATAAAACCAAATACACTCACGAAGTTTATATTTTAGTTATGAAGTTTAATAAAATTTTAGAAAAAAATGTATCTATTTAAATTGAGCATAATTATTAAATACAGAATCATACTGATATACTTTATTTATCTCTGTATTATTGACACAAACAGGAGGTCTGGGTATGGGAACTTGCCATTTACCATTTAAAAGATCATTATAATTATTAGTATTTCTATATTGATTAAACTGTAGTTGTTTTGTTAATTTTTTTTTATTTTCTAGATAAGTTATTACAGTATCATGATCAATTTCATTATTATTAATTTTTTTTTTAATATTTATAATTTCATTATTTGTCAAAATTTCATTTGTAAGTAATAATTCAAATAAATCATTTATATAATTATTTTTAGTATTTTTATTTTTGTCATTTATTTTATTTATTTTGTCGAGTAATTCATTTTTAACAACATTTATTTTTTTATCACAATCAACATCAATATCATATGTATTTGATGATATATTATCTATTTTTTTTTGAATTTGAATTAAATTATTTTTTAATTCATTAAATTCAATAGATTTAGTAATAGGTTCTGATTGTTGTATAATTTCTGATTGTTCTACAGGTTCTGATTGTTGTATAATTTCTGATTGTTCTACAGGTTCTGATTCTTCTACAGGTTCTGATTGTTGTATAATTTCTGATTGTTCTACAGGTTCTGATTGTTGTATAATTTCTGATTGTTCTACAGGTTCAGGTTGTTGTATAATTTCTGATTGTTCTACAGGTTCAGGTTGTAATAAATTTAATACCTTAAAATTTTGTTCTATAGGAACAGGTTGTGAATTATTAAAATAAGAAACAGGTTGAGATTCATTAAAATACGGAACTGGTTGTGAACCATTAATGTATTGATTAGGTAAACCATTAATGTATTGATTAGGTAAACCATTAATGTATTGATTAGGTAAACCATTAATGTATTGATTAGGTAAACTATTAACATATTGATTAGGTAAACTATTAACATATTGATTAGGTAAACCATTAACATATTGATTAGGTAAACTATTAACATATTGATTAGGTAAACCATTAACATATTGAACTGGTAAACCATTAATATATTGAATAGGTTGTGACCCATTAACATATTGAACTGGTAAACCATTAATGTATTGAATAGGTTGTGACCCATTAACATATTGAACTGGTAAACCATTAATGTATTGAATAGGTTGTGACCCATTAATATATTGAACTGGTAAACCATTAATGTATTGAATAGGTTGTGACCCATTAATATATTGAATAGGTTGTGAACTATTAAATTGATTAGGTATTGTTTTTCTTGTTTGTTCAGGATAATCTAAAAAATTACTATTGTTAGTATTATTTAAAATATTATTTCTAGTAATAACAGGATTTGAAGTATCACTACTATTTTCTAAAGCTCTATTTAAAGAAAAATAATTATTATTCATATTATTTTAGTTTAGAATTTTATTTTTTACGATTAAACATAATTATTAAAACTAAAATAATAACAATTAACAACAAATTAATACAATATAAAATCATCAATAGAGTAATATATGGATAAATTTTACTAGTATAATGTGTAAGTAACGGATTAAGGAATTCATATTCTAATTTCTTTTGGTTTTCTTCTTTTTTTATTTCAAGTAGAAATTTATCAATAAAATCTTTAATAATTTTTTCAATCATTTAAACTAACTTTGAAATAAAATTTAAAAAAAATTTGATTATTTAATTATATAAAGGTTTCTCCCTTATATAAATAAGTATGTCAACAGATCCCAAGTATTATAGCGAAGATGTCAAATCTATTAAAGGTGTAGAGTTTTGTATATTTACAAATAAAGAGGTAAAACAATATTCAACAGTATCAAATGATCCTTTTGGTATAAATTTACCAGAGTCATATCAAAACTATGAACCTATAAAAGGTGGATTAGTAGATTTAAGATTAGGTACATGTGATATATATTTACCATGTACAACATGTGGTCAGGATGCGAATGATTGCCCTGGGCATTTTGGTCATACAGAATTAGCAGAATATGCATACCATTATGGTTTTTTACCTCATTTAAAATTAGTATTACAATGTATATGTTTACAATGTTCAAAAGTATTAATTGATCGTGTAGATAATGTATATAAAAAATTAGTAAATAAAAAACCGGATAGTAGATTTAAAGAAATCAAACAGTTAACAAAAAATGTATATTTTTGTCCAAATTGTGGTACACCTGTAGGTAAAATAAAAAAAGAAGAAAAAGAAAGTGCAGCTTCATTAAAATTAATATTAGAAAGAGAAATTACAAGTCAAGTAGTTGATGAAAAAACTGGAGAAATAGTAGAACAGGGTAAAAAAATAATAAGACCATTAACGCAAAGAGAGTGTTATAATATATTATCAAACTTATCTGATACAGAATGTTTTATTCTTGGATTTAATCCAAAATTACAAAGACCTGAAGATCTAATATTAACAAGATTTCCAATTCCTCCAGTTGTTATAAGACCTACAGCAAAAATAGATTTTATGCAGTCATCGACTATGGAAGATTCATTGACTTTAAAAATTGCAGATATTATTAATAGCAATAAAAGAGTCCGTGCACAAATGGACAAAGAAGTAAATAATACAGAAATATCAGCATATAACCAAGATATAATGAACTTATTACAATTACATATTGTACAATATTTTGATAATGAAAATATCTCATTACCAAAATCAGAGTTTAAAACTGGTGGTAAGCCAATTAAATCAATTTCAGAACGTATAAAAGCCAAACAAGGTCGCGTACGTAGTAATCTCATGGGAAAAAGAGTTGATTTCAGTGCTCGTTCAGTTATTACATCTGATCCTTATATTGATATTGATCAAGTAGGTATACCAAAAAAAATAGCAATGGAATTAACAGTTCCAGAGGAAGTAACACCATTTAATATAAAACATTTAACAGATTTGGTTAAAAATGGTAGAGATGATTATCCAGGTGCTAACTTTGTATTTAGAACAGTTTATAAAGACGGTAAACCAGAAATACTTAAAATAGATTTAAAATATAGAAAGAAGGCTATAAAATTAAATATTGGTGATATAGTTGAAAGACATGTAGTTAATGATGATTGGCTCCTTTTCAACCGTCAACCAACTTTACACAAACCTTCTATGATGGGTCATAGAGCACATGTAATTGATCGTGATGATTGTAATACTTTACGAGTAAATGTCAGTGTATGTGGTCCATATAATGCAGATGAGCACATCAACGTCTGCAAAAGGATGAGCGATAATAAAGCTTTTTACATCCTAGTCCATCTATAATGGGCAACACTTTCAAATTGCGGGAAACTCCTTAAAAATATTGAAAATAAGTTAAATAAATTATAAATAAATAAGTTATGGAAGAAAAGAAATGTATAAAATGTACAGTTTTATTAACTGATAATAATAAAGTTAAAAATGAAAATATTTGCAAAGATTGTCTTAAAATAAGACAAAATGAGTGGAGAGAAAGGAAGAAAAACAATATTCCAGCTCCAGAAAAAGTATTAAATACACATTGTTCAAAATGTGAAGTTGAATTTAATGATCATAATCGTATTAAAGGTCGAACATACTGTAAAGATTGTCGATCTAATGATTATAAAAGTCAAAAAGAAAGTATGATTATTAAAAATAATTCAGCTGAACAAAAAATATTATGTGGTAAATGTTCTATTGTATTAACTCCTGAAATTCAAGTTGCTGGTAGAAAATGCTGTAAACCTTGTGATAATAAAAGACGTAATGAGTCAAAAAAATCAAACAAGGATACAGTACACCAACTACAAAAAGTTTATTATGAAAATAATAAAGAGAAAATAAAGGAATATTACAAAGATCATTATACTAAAAATAAAGATAAATATATGGAAAATAATAAAAAGTGGCGTGAAGAAACACGTGAACAACGAAATGACCAAGCTAGAGAAAGATGTAAAAATGATGTAAACTACCGTCTTAGAAAATCTTTAAGAGTTAGATTACATTATTGTCTTACAAAAGATAGACCAACTATGGAATACATAGGTTGTGATCTAGAATTTTTAAAATCCTGGCTAGAATATAATTTTACAGAAGGAATGACTTTTGAAAATTATGGTTTATATTGGCACGTTGATCATGTTATACCATGTGCAAAGTTTAATTTTGAAAATAAAAGCGAAATTAAAGCTTGTTTTTCATGGTATAATTTGCAACCACTTGAAGCTTCCAAAAATTTTTCTAAACATGATAAAATAAATGAACAAGAAATAGAAACTCATTATAACAAAGTAAATACATTTATAACTGAAAATAAATTAGATATAAAACTTTCAGAACTTAATTATAAGTATTATTTAAAAGTAATAACAATATAGACTTGACATTACCACTTTTTATTGGAAACAATAAGAAGGACCAGGGTTAATTACCCTTCCCAATGGTAAAAAGATGTTAAGTTACAAGGACAATCCGCAGCCAAGCCTCTAAGTTCGTTATGATAGAATATGAGGAAGGTTCAACGACTAAATGTTAGTGGGTACGAGAAGTCTAATCAACTTCGATGAGTGCTTAAGATATAGTCTAATCCCACCAGTGATGGTGATCATACTCGGGGTTTAAATACTTATAGCATTATTTGAAAAAATAGTGGTATTTATTCAACAACATATGATTATAATTTTAAAAATTATAGGTACCAAATGTTTGATGGTGACGAAATGAATGTGCATATTGCACAATCAATTCAAGCAAGAAATGAATTAAGAAGAATAGCAAACGTAGCTTTACAAATTATCGGAGCAAAAGATTCAAATCCAATTATTGGTTGTGTACAGGATGCGTTATCAGGTGCATATTTGTTAACACAGCCAGATGTAAGAGTAAAAGGAATTGATGTAGCTAACTTTTTATGTAACACAAGTTCAGATACAAAATTTGAAATAGATATGGAAAAAATATATACAGGTCATGAAATATTTTCATATATTATACCAAAAGGTATTAATACTGTACAAATCAAAAATGATAAGAAAACATTCGAAATAGTTGATGGTCAATTAACAGTAGGTAAATTAGATAAATCAACATTATCAAAAGTTAAAAACTCAATTATTCATTTTATTTGGGATAAATATGGACCAACTAAAACAAGAAAATTTATTGATGATAGTCAAAGACTTGTATTAGCATTTTTAGCTCATAGAGGTTTTACAATTGGTTTTGGTGATACAATGTCAACTGATCAAGTATATGAACTTGTAAAACAAATGACAAATAATAAAATTAATGAATATAATGTATTATTAACACAATATGAAAATGATATAGATCAATTAGATCCATCAATAGTTGAAAACATTTTAAGATCTGATTTGAATGCATTTAGTGTAGATATTGGTAATACAGTATCAAAAACATTAGACAATAAAAACAATTTATTTGTTATGATGGATTCAAAATCAAAAGGTAGTATTATGAATGTACAACATATGATGTGTTGTGTAGGTCAAAAAACTGTTGAAGGAAGTAGAATTAAAAAGAAAGTAGAAAATAGAACATTGCCAATTTTTCACAGAGATGATGATACACCAGAAGCAAGAGGTTTTATTAAATCATCTTTTGTTCAAGGTGTAAATACTTTTGAATATTTTTATGATGCAATTGCAGGTAGAGAAGGATTAATCGATACTGCCATAAAATCAGTAACTTGGGAAACACCAATAGTAATTATTGAAAATAATGAACCAAAATATATTGAAATAGGTAAATGGATTGATAATTTATTGAATAATAATAAAGAAAAAGTTCAACATTATGAAGAAAAACAAATGGAATTATTAGACACAAGAAATATATACATTCCAACAACAGATTATCAAGGTAATGTATCTTGGGGTGAAGTATCAGCAGTAACACGTCATGATCCAACTGAAAGACTATATGAAATAAAAACAAAAGGTGGTAGAAATGTAACTGTAACTGATTCTAAATCTTTATTGATTTGGAATAATAAAACAAATGAATTTAAAGAAGTTTTAACACCAGAAATTAAGATTGGAGATAGTGTTCCTGTAACAGCAGAATTGTGTAAACCTCCAATTATTCAAGAATATATTGAATTATCTAATTACTTATCTAAGAAAGAATATTTATATGGATCAGAATATGATAAAGCAGTTAAATTAATGAATGAGTCAATGGAGGGTTATGATAAAATTGAATCCGGTTGGTGGAATAAAAATAATAATAATACATTTACATTACCATTTACAAAAAAAGCATCATTACAAAGGTGTACAATGAGATCAAATACGGAAAATATAAATAAAAATGGTGTTTATCCTTATAAGGCAAAAAGAAGTAAAGCAATAATACCTGAAAAGTTTCCACTTAATTATACTAATGGTGTTTTTATTGGATTATTTTTATCAGAAGGTAGTATTTCTGGTGAATCAATAAGAATAACTAATATTAATGAAAATATTAAATCATTTGTAAAATCATGGTTTAATAATTATAAAATTGAATGGAAAGAGGAAGAAAAAATTAATAAAATAGGAGGTCAATCTTTGTCAATTAGAGGTAATTCTGCTATTTTAACAAGATTTATAACTAAACTTGTAGGAAGAGGGGCAGAAAATAAGTTTGTTCCGTCTGAAGCATTTATTGCATCTGATGATTTCATTTGTGGTTTATTAAATGGTTATTTTTCCGGTGATGGCTGTATTACTAAAAATTCAATTGATGCAAGCTCCTGTTCAAAACGTTTAATAGAAGGAATTCTTATATTATGTTCTCGTTTAGGAATTTATGGTAAAATGTATGTTACAAAATTAAAAGAAAATAATTTGGGTACTAAAAATATCAAACCATCATACAGATTAAGAATATCTGCACAGTGGGCGCAAAAATTTTCTGATAAAATAACATTACTTGAAGATGTTAGAAATAAAAAAATGAAAGAAAAAAGATGGATAAAATCTCATTTAACTGTTAAAACATTAAATAATGTTATTCTTGACGAAATTATTGAAATAAATTTGATTGATGTTAGTAAACATCCAAAAGTATATGATTTAACAATACCAACAACATTTAATTTCGGTTTAGCAAATGGACTTCAAGTTAGAGATACAGCGAAAACTGGATATATTCAAAGGCAATTAATCAAAGGTCTTGAAGACTTATCAATAAAATACGATATGACCAATCGTAATTCAAAAAATGTAATTATTCAATATGTTTATGGTGAAAATGGTATTGAACAATCAAAACAAACAATGTTACCAATAGAAATGTTAAGTATGAACAATCAAAAAATAAATGAAGTATTTGGTTTTTCAGCAGAAGAAATTAAGAAATTAGAATCAAAATTAAAACTAAAAGATATATCAAAATTAAACAAAAGTTATATTGAAAAAATATTAACATTCAGAAATAACTTGAGAAATATTCAACAAGTAGCACATAATAATTACAAAGTATTAGAAGAAAAATACTTCTTACCTGTTAACTTATTGAGAATTATTCAAGATTATTCAAATAAAAAAGAAAATCTTGAATTAACACCTCAATATATTATTGATTCAATTGAAGAATTATTAATATCAGAAGAAACAAGATTACTTCCATCTTTGAAGGAAACAGATAAGCATTTATTACATGATGATAGATCGTTGAAATATTTATTAGAAATAGCAATTCATAATTATTTATGTCCAAAAAAATGTATTTTTAACTATGGATTAACAAAAACACAATTTGATAGTATAATAAAAGATATTAAATTAAACTTTGTAAAAGCTCTTGTTGAGCCTGGAGAAATGGTTGGTATTATAGCTGCACAATCTATAGGTGAGCCAACATCACAGATGTCATTGATGCATTTTCATCATTTAAAAGTTGTTATCAAAAACAAGAGAAATAATAGTTTAAAATTATATTCTGGTGAAATTGGAAAATTAATAAATAAAATAATTAAAAAGAATCCTGAGCTAACACATAATACTGGTCATGAAAATAGTGTTGAAACTGATCTTGATACATTAAATAAAGAGTACTATATTGTAGGTGTTGATGGACAAGAAAAAACACATTGGAATAAAATTTCACATGTAAGTAAACATCCAGTAAATGGTCAAATCATTAAAGTGAAAACAAGAAGTGGAAGATCCGTTGAAACAACATTAAGTCATTCTCACTTAATTAGAAAAAATCAAACTGTTGAACCAATATTAGGTGCTGACTTAAAAGTTGGTATGCGTATTCCCGTTGCTAAACATATTGATAATGTCTTTGTTCAAAGTGAAATAGAAATTCAAGATAAAAAATATAAACTAGATCATTTATTTGGATGGTTTATTGGTGCATATTTAGCAGAAGGTAATTTGTCAACAAATCAAAATAAAATAACTGGAACAATATCAATTAGTAATATATCAAAAGATTTTATTAATAATGTAACAAAATTTGCTAAATTATTGGATAGAGAAGTAACAGTAAGAAACTATCAAGGTGAATATGGTCCATCTATTAGTACAACTTTTTGTTATAAAGCATTGGCAACATTAATTAATGAAACATGTGGTAATGGATCATTTGTTAAAAAAGTGCCAGATTTTGCATTTTTAGCACCAAATGAGTTTAAAGCTGGTTTACTTCAAGGATACTTTGATGGTGACGGGGAATTTATTTGTAAAACAAATAATTCCTCTAATAATTTGTCCAAGACAAATTATAGCGGCAACTTGAACAATCATGGTTCAAGAAATAATATTAGAGTATGTAGCAGAAGTGAACAATTAATTACAGATATTGCATTATTACTAAGTTACTTTGATATTTTTAGTCATATTAGATGTAGCTTAGTTAAAGGTTCAGAAATGTATGATTTAGATATACCATCAAAATATGGTTCATTATATAAAGAACACATTGGTTCAGTATTACATAAAGATAAACTTAATGCAATTGTACAATATACTGAAAGAGATGATATTCATAATTTATCAGATGAAATAGATAAAATAAATGGTCTTGGTGATATTATTGCTAAATGTGGTAAAGAACTTAAACTACCTGGTCAAAGTAGAACTTATGGAAGATGGGTTAAAAAAAATTCTATTGGAAGAAGAACATTACAAAAATACATTGAAATATTTGAAGCTGAAGAAAATAAACATTTAATTGAAAATGAATTAAACATATTAAAACAAGCAGCAGAATCAAATGTAATTTGGGATGAAATTAAAGAGATAGAAATTTATACTCCAGATCAATCAATATATGTATATGACTTTACAGTACCTGGTAACCAAACATTTATGATAGATAATGGTATAATTGTTCATAATACTTTAAATACAAAACATAGTGCAGGTTCTGCATCTAAGAGTACAGGTGGTGTACCAAGAATTGAAGAGCTATTGCATTATAGCAAAGATATTAAAACTCCACAAATGAAATTATATTTTAATGATGATATAGCTGGTAACAAAAATAAAGTTAACAAAATAGCATCATATTTAAAATTCTTAACAATAAGAGAATTAATAGATTCCGCAGAAATATATTTTGACAGTGGAACAAATGATGAATTATCAAAGAAATTGAAAAATGACAATGTACAAAATCCATTTTTTATTAATAACCAAAAAGCAGATTTATCATCATTACAATTAGTATTTAGAATTAAACTAAATATGGAAAAACTACATGATAAAGAAACAACATTACTTGATATTAAAACTAAATTTATAAGTTATTGGCAAAAGAATTTTAGTAACTTGAAAAATCTTAAAAAGAATGAAAAAGATATTTTTACTAAAATAACAAGATGTTGTATTTTATCAAATAATGATAAAAATGACCAAATAATACATATTAGATTTAACATGTCATCATTTAATTATACTATATTAACAGATTTCTTAAAAATTATATTAGATCAAATTATATTAAAAGGAATTAATAATATAAATGGTGTTAATATGGAAGTGTCAAAAAGATTAATAACAGATCAAGAAACAGGAGATTATAAATTACATGATGAATATATTGTATATACTGATGGTATAAATATTGAAAAACTAAAATATATTAAAGGTATTAATATGAGTAGAACTCTAAGTAATGATATTGCAACAACATATAGATTATATGGTGTAGAAGCAGCAAGACAAACATTATTAAATGAATTTATGAGTACTTTTGGAAGTGACGCAATAAATCATAATCATATGTCTGTTTTGATTGATATGATGACACATACAGGTAATATTACATCAATTGATAGACATGGTTTAGGAAAATTAGATTCCGATGTTTTTACTAAAGCATCATTTGAGAAAACAATGGATCATTTTGTTAATGCAGCTATATTTAATGAAAAAGATACAACAAATTCAGTATCTTCAAGAATATTACTTGGAAAAGTAATACCTGGTGGCACAGGTGCTTTTGAATTATTATTAGACTCAGAAAAAATAGAAAATTCAGAATATACAAAAGATGAAACAGGAGGAAGACCAACATTTGGAATGTTAGAAGAAGATTCCTTATTTAAAGATGTAATCAAATATGGATTTACAAAAAATGATATATTTATTCCAACTAATTAAAATAAATTCATAATTATATATTTAAGTTGTGCTAAATTACATTCTTCATGAAATTTAAGATGAGAAGTATGAATAGTTGATTCTTCATCTAATGTTGTAATAAAATTATATTTATAAACCCATGTATCTAAATATTTAAAAACAAAACTATCAGCTACATTTAATTTTTTAAAAATTTTAAATTGATTTTTATCATATTTTGCAATTTGATTAATAAATTTTTGTATACCTATTTTTGAAATTATATAACATGCGCTACCATAAATACTCTCATCCCATTTAATATAATTTTCTTCAATAGATTTTCTATAAATTTTTTGAAGTAAAAGAATATCAAAACTAGGAGCATTTAAAATAATATCTTTTAATGTTTTATTAATTAAAATTGTATTATTAAATGAAACATCATCTTCACAAATCATAAAATACTCACCCGTACAATTTTCTAATGAAGATATTGATTTTATATGTGATAATGTACACCCTAATTCACCGGGAGAAAGTAAATGTTTATATACAAAATTTTTAATATGTCTACCATTAATTGCATTAATACGTTGGGATTCTATATTAATAAACTTTAATATATCTTCTATATAATTTTTTCTTTTTATTGATTGTTCTAAATTAATCCAAATAATTTTATCAATAAAATTTATTTTATTATAATCTATATTGTGTATTTTATTATTAAAATAATTAACAATATAATCAATTAAAATTTCTTTTATTTTATCATTTGATAAAATTTTTGAATAAATAAAATTATTTGATAAATAAAAAGATTCGTTTTTTATTTCACTAATTATGGTATCATATATATTTTCGTTTAAATCAAGTAAGTCTTTATCAAAAATAATTAACCCTGTATTTTTGTATAAATAAAATAAACTGAATATATATTGTTTGTTTTCTGTTTCAATAAAATAATTATAAATAAATTCACAAAAATTATTTTTTATATATAAATTTATAAATTCATCATTAATTATTTTTTTATCTAATAAATCATATGAATTTATATTATCAATTAATAATAAGTTCTTATTATTCATATAAATAATAAGAAATTATAAATATTTTTGAATATTTTCAGGTAATTCTTTTATATTTATTTTGTAGTGATATTTAAACTTATTAAATAATTTAACATCTGAAGGATCTTCCATTTTAACCATTGTTATAGAAACACCTTTTTTGTTAAATCTTCCGCATCTACCAATTCTATGTATATAATTTTCTTTATTTATTGGTAAATCATAATTAATAACAAGATTTACCAATGAAATATCTATACCTCTTGATAATAAATCTGTTGTTAGTAAAATTCTGGTTTTACCATCTCTAAATTCTTTAACAATAGTTTCTCTTTCTTTTTGATTCATTTTTCCATGAATACATGTAATAACAAAATTATTTTTCTCTAAATTTTCTTTTAACCAATCAACTTTTTCTACAGAATTGCAAAATATAATAGCTTGAGATGTAGAAACTAAAGAATATAAATCTAATAATGTATCAAATTTTAAATCTTCTTTTTCAACATTAACATAAAATTGACTGATAAGATCAACAGCAACTTCGGAATTTTTGAGTAAAACTTTTACTGGATTATCCATAATTTTTTTTGATATATTAAAAATATGTGAAGGATAAGTTGCTGAAACCATACAGCATTGTATTCCATCAGAACATTTATCAAAAATAAATTTAATTTTTTCATTTAATCCGTCAGCTAAAAGTTCATCTGCTTCATCTAATATAATAAATTTTATACCATATAAATTTAAACGTTTTTCTTTAATCATATGTGATATTCTACCATTTGTTCCAATAACAACATGTGCACTTTTAATTTGTTCTCTTGTTTCATTAACATCTGTACCACCTATACATTTAACAATATTAATTTCTAAAAATTTAGATAATTGTGTGGCTACATCATAAACTTGATCTGCAAGTTCATGGGTTGGTGTTATAATAATTCCTTGGCATTTTTTTTCTTCAATATCAATTCTATTAAGTGCACCTAATAAATATGTTGCTGTTTTTCCTGTTCCTGATTGTGATTGTAAAATACAATCTTTACCGGATGATATATTTTGTATACCATTAATTTGTATTTTTGAAGGTTTTGTAAAACCATATAGATAAACACCTTTTAGTAGTTCATCTTTTAAATTTAAATCATTAAATCCATAATTAGTTACTTGAGTCTCCATAATAGTATATATTAATATTCTTTATATAAGTTTACTTTCTATTAAATAATTAATGATTATTTAAGGGTTCGCCATTATCATTATCTGATGTTGGATCATTATATGGTTGTTCTTCGTTTCTTTCAAAATCTATTTGTTTCATTTCTTCACTCATTTCATTTTCTTTTTGTTTTCTTTCAAATTTACGTTGTTTTTTTTCTTCACTCATTTCATTTTCTTTTTGTTTTCTTTCAAATTTACGTTGTTTTTTTTCTTCAATCATTTCATTTTCTTTTTGTTTTCTTTCTTCATTTTCTTTTTGTTTTTCTTTATTTTCTTTTTGTTTTTCTTCATTTTCTTTTTTCTTTTTATTTTTCCCTTCACTTGATTTTTTAGATGTATTTGAAGAGGATTTTTCAGTTGAACTTGAAGAGGATTTTTCAGTTGAACTTGAAGAGGATTTTTCAGTTGAACTTGAAGATGATTTTTTAGTTGAACTAGAACCTTTTTTATTTGCTTTTTTTGTTAAACTTTTTCCTAATGATTTCATTCCACCGTAATATTTATCTAAAAGATTTAAATACTTTGTTTTATACTTTAAATATTTTTTAAAATATAAATCCATATTATTTATGATGAGATTAAAAAAATTGATTATTACAATGATTGAAACCATTCCATAATTAAATATGGCTAATGAAGGAACTGTAGAATATAATAAATTTAACGTAAAAAACTTGTCATTTACAAAATTAGAAGAAAATAGTAGATCAAAAGGACAAATGATTGCATATCCAAGATATGACCCCACAAATTCAGGAAAAGAAGGACCTTTATTTCTTCAAAGCCCTTGGATTAAGATTTATACTTATGGAGTACCAAGATTAGGTGAATATTATAAAACAGATGCAGACAGATCACATTTAAGAGTACCATTCGATTTATCAATACCCGAAGTTGCAGAATTTGCTGAAAAAATGAAATCAATAGATGCATATTTAGGATCACCAGAATGCATGGAAGCAATGTTTGGCAAAAAATATAAAAAATATAAATATCAACCAATTTATAGAGAAGGTCAAGATCAAACTAATGATGATGAATCTGATGATGAAGATAAACAAAAGAAATCAAAAGAAATAGCACCAAGACCACCATATATGAAGATTAAATTAGATACAACATGGCCTGATAATAATATCAAAACTCAAGTATTTAATTCTATTTTAAATAAAGAGACAGGAAAACGTACAAGAACAAAAGTTGAAAATATTAATACTGTTGACGATTTTGCTAATGTAGTTAGATTTTTATCAAATGTAAGACTAATGTTTAGACCAGTAAAATTTTGGGCTCATGGAACATCTAAAAAAGATCCTGAATGTGGTGTTGTTTTTAAATTAATTAAAGTAGAAGTAGAACCAAATCAAACATCTAATTCTATGTATAAACAAATTTATGATAATGACAATTTTATTGATTCAGATGGTGAAGATGAACCATTACCTAAAAAATTAGAAGAAACTGAAACTGTTTTTAGTAAAGTTGTTAAAAAAGCAGAATCAGATGAAGAATCTTCTGACGATGAAGAAGAAATAAAACCTAAATCTATAAAAAAAGTAGAATCAGATGATGATGAATCAGATAATGAAGTTGTAGTTCAAAAAACACAACAAATAGCACAAGTAGATTCAGATTCTGATGAATCTTCAGATGATGAAGAACCTGTTAAATCAAAAGGTAAAGGTAAAAAAATACCTCCAGCAAAAGAAGTTAAATCAAAGAAAGGAAAATAATTTTTTAATTAAAAATATAATTAAAAATTAAAATTAATTTATTTAAGGATTTAAATTTATTATATAATAATGCATAGTCAAAATCCATATAAGATTTCAGATTTAAATCCAGAAAAAATTTTTTTTAAAAATATAAAAGAATCAGATAATAAAAAAATAATCTTTATTAAATATAAAGATGATAATGTTTTAAAAAATATGGTATTTCAATTACCAACATTAAATAATGATTTAGTAGTTGATAATAATGAAATTGAAGTATCGTTAAATTGTGAATATGAAGATAAAACAGAAAAAGTTATTGATTTATTTAATAAATTAGATCAAAAAATAGTAAATGAAGCTAAAAAAAATGCAAATATATGGTTTGATCATATAAATGATAAAACAAAAATAAATTTTCATCATTCGTTAAGAAATAAAAATGAAATTTCAACATTAAAATTAAAAATTTTAGATTCAAATGATTTTAAAACAAATTTAATATTGAATAATAATGAATCAGAAAAAATATCTTTAGAAGAAATACCAAATAATGGAAAACTAAAATTAGTTTTAGAATGTTATGCAATATGGATTCATGGTGATACATTTGGAATAATATTAAGACCCGTAATATTATCATTTATTATGAATATTGAAACTGAATATAATTATAAAATTTTAGATGATTCAGAAAGTGATATAAGTGATGATAATGGAAATGAAAATTTATTTATAAAAACATCTGAAATTCTAAGTAATGAAGAATCAAAACTAAGTTTAAAATTTATAAATTCGAATAATTCTTTGGTATCTGAATCATCTGATTCTGATGAACAAAAAATAAATAAAATAATTTTTAATGTTTCAAAAATTTAATTATATAAAGACAATATTGTATTATAAAATATAATAATTTGATATGAATTCAAGTGAATTAAATAATAAAATATTCAAATTAATTCAAATAAGTTCTCAAGAAAGTCTTCTTTTAAAATCTGTAGAAAAATTTTATGAAAATTTAAATTGTTATAGTGATTTTGTTCAAATAATTAATTCCGAAAATAAAAATAATGTTAAAACTAAAATCTCCATAAGATTAATTGATTATTTTGTAACTAAATATTCAAAAAAAAATAAAATATCTTATAAATTACAAGGTAATAATGATATTCAAACACAATTTTCAATACATCAATCTTATAAACAACAATTAAAAGCTTTTCAAAAAAAAAGTTTTGATCCATTTGCAAGAGGCACACGAATACCATATTTCATAAATAATGAATGTATAATAACTACAGTAGGACAATTAAATTTTTTTATGTGGTTTATTTCAAAAAATATAATGGATTATGTTATAAAAAACAAACAAATTATAGAATTAGATATGAATAAAACAAAAAAGATTAAGATAATACCAAAAATAAAAAAAAATATAAAAATATATAAAAAATATGAAATAAAACAGCCCCATATGATTAATATGAATCTAAAACAAACTGTAAATAATAAAAATAAAACTCAAATATTAGTAACTTTTTAATAAAAAAAATTGATAATTTAATTATTTGAAATTAATCATATCGCTATATGGCTAAATCTAATAGTAAACCTGAAGTTCAACAAAGTAATTCCAAACCTAAAGTTGATGATAAAAAAAGTAAAAAAGTTCCTGAACCAGAAGAAATTAAAGTAGAAGACGTATCAGATTCAGATTCAGAAGATGAATCAGTTAATGAAGATCCTGATAATGAAGAAGAATCAGATGATGATGATGATGACGATGATGATGAAATCGATAAACAAGATACTAAAGATAAAAAGGAAAAACCTAAAAAACTTTCTCATAAAGAATTAACCACAGAACTTTTAAATAATGAAGAAAAAATTTCTAAATTAGGAAGTGAAATTGATGAATTAGAAACAAAACTTAAAGCATGTGTTCGTGATCAAAATGCATTAAGAAGAACTAATTTAAGATTAATAAAACAACTTGATAAAGCTCACGATGATGATGTTAATAAAGCAAGAAAAGAAAAGAAAAAGAGAAATGTAACTGAAGATAGTGGTATTCTTAAGAATAAACCAATTCCTCCAGTACTAATTAAATTTTTAAATCTTGAAGAAGGAACTGAATTACCTAGAACAAAAGTAATGAGTCGTTTATCTAATAAATTTAAAGATTTAGGATTAAGAAAAGGACAAGATATAGAACTTGATAAGAAAACAGCAAAACTTTTTGGAAAAGAAGAGGGTTATATAATAGAATTTAAATACTTTCAAAGATTTCTTAAGACAGTTTATGAAGATGCAGGACTAAAAACAACTGAAGTAAGTTTATAAAATTATTCTAATTCAAAAAATGTCATTCTACATGAATTAAAATTAAAAAAATAATTTTCATTTAATTTATTAAATTTTTTAATAATTTTATTAAAATTTTTATTATGTATAAATAAATTTTCATAGTCATTTTCATCAAAATCATTAGATATAGAATAATTCAATAACATTGTTTTAAGTACAAAATATGAATAAGCTGGAGATAATAATTTTATATTATTGTTTTTAATAATATAATTAAACATACTTCCTTGATTAGCAATAAAACTAAATTCATAATTAATTAATTTATCAAGTTTACAATTAGTTACATAAGAAATATAAATTAAATTATAAATAATAGCTTTAAAATCTGTAATAGCTTCAAATATTGAATCGTAATTTGTATAATAACTATATGTTTCTTCCCGATGATCACAATTAAAAAAATGTATTAATTCATGAAATAAAACTTTTTCAAATTCTTCTTCTCTCCATATAAAAATATATCGATTAATTATATGTGTATATCCGCTATTAATATTTTTAGGAGTTATTTTTTTTTCATTATCTATATTTTTTTTTAATTGTGATAATACTAAATATATTTCTAAATTTTCTGTATTTGTTCCTTTAATATAATTAATTATTTTTATTAAGTGATTTAATCTTTTTTTTATTTTATGAAATTTACTTTTTGTACATTTCAAAAAAATTTTATTATTATTCCAACTTATGATATATTCTTTATCAAGATTATCTAATTCATTTTTAATTCCATTATATACCCAAATAGAATCAATCATATCATCAAGTTTATTTTTACTTATTTTAGTTTTTTCAATTTTATATCCAATATTATTGAAATTTTTAAGATTGTTTAAGTGTAAATTTATTTTTTTATAAAATAAAGAATTTATATTTATATATATTTTTTTTATTCTTTTAAGTTTTGAATAATTTAATAATGTAAATTCATTCCACATTTTAATATAATTTATATTAGTTTAAAAAATATTATTTTTTTCTTAATAAATTTAAATGTCTAATAAAAAAAAAAATAAAAGTAAAAGAAACATAACAAAAGATATGTTTGAAGATCTAGAATATTATAAAGATCAAACAAATACATTAAGTTATTATAATAATTATGATTATTTATCACAAAAAGATAAAGATAGAATAGATACTAAATTTTCAAAACCAAAAAATAAAAGTCAAGAAAAATATGTTAAAATGTTAAATAAAAAACAAGTTAAAATTATTGTATCAACTGGTCCAGCAGGTACTGGTAAAACATTACTTGCAACTGAACATGCAATTAAACAATTTTTATTAGGTTATTGTGATAAAATTATTTTCACTAGACCATCAGTATCTGTTGATGAAGATCTTGGTTATTTACCAGGAACATTAGAAGAAAAAATGGCACCTTGGGTTAGACCATTATATGATGTATTATATAATTTTATTCATCCAAATGAAGTTAAGGAACTTATGGAAGAGAAACTGATTGAAATAGCACCACTTGGATTCATGAGAGGAAGAACATTTAAAAATTCTTGGATAATTGCAGATGAAATGCAAAATTCATCAGTACCACAAATGAAAATGTTATTAACAAGAATTGGTGAAAACACAAAACTAATTATAACAGGAGATTTAGAACAAAATGATAAACATAGTGAAGTAAATGGTTTAGAAGATTTTTTAAATAAGTTTAAAGGAAGAAGATCTGATAGTATCGGTAGTGTTGAATTTGATAAGGAAGATATAGAACGTGAAGATGTCGTAAAAGAAGTATTAGAAATATATGGTAGTTGGGATGTTCCTATATTATATAAAGATAATTTATATGAAACACAATTAGAAGAAAAAATATCTTCACCAGAACCAATAATATTATCAAATAGAACCAGAACTAATTGTAGTTTACAAAATTTAAATAATAAATCAGAAGATTCTGATACAAAATAATATAATAATTATAATTTATTTATAAATAATTCTTTAAGATCATAAAATTGTTTATCACCATAAAATAAATATCCAATTAATTCTTCAAAGTAATTTTTACCAAATGTATTATTTTTAATATTATTTTTTTTATCATAACTTGTTAAATCTGATATAATTGGAAATTGACAAGATAAATTTTTTTGAATTCTTTGTAAATATATATTACTTTTATTATCTTTTTCCAAAACTTTATTGTATTTTTGATAATAATCAAAATGTTTTATATCATCTTTATGTGATATCTTCATTTGTATTCTTGGATTATCATTATCATCATTAAAAGCACCTGAATGCACAATGTTACTATCAAATAATAGTGCATCGCCAATTTCACAACTAATTCCTTGTGTTATATCAAAAAAATTTATTGCATTATTATACATATTTTTATGTGATCCAGAAATAAAATCTAAACCAGAACCCATATTCTTTAAATAAAATATTATAGTATATGATTTATTTTTAACATTTTTATTAAAAAATGTACCATTATAATCTCTATGACATGTATGTATTTTAGATTTTTTTATATAAAATATATAATCATGAAATAAATAATCTTCTCCAATAAATTTTTTTATCTTATCATTTATATTTTTATTATTAGAAATATATGATTTTATTTTTTTTATATTATTATCTTTTAATAATTTTTGTATTTCAATCAAATCATTATTTGATAATATTTTATTAATTTTTACAATACCATCATCATTTAATTCAAATTTATATTTATAAATGGGAATATTTAATACAAATAATAATAAAATAATTAATATTATTATTTTTATATCCATTATTATTAATTATAAAAAAATATAACCTTCTAATAAAAAATCCTAGCTTTTCTATATATTTTTAGGGTTTAATCTTATTTAAAAAATAAGTGTATAATTATAATAATGGACACTACAATTCAAAACTTGATATTAATATTATTAACAAATTATAAAAATGAAAATAAATATAGTGATATTATTTATCTTTTAATTATTTCTTCATCATTAATTCCATTTAATGAAATTAAAATAAATATACTTAATTATTTTAAAAAATATGATAAAAAACAAATTTCTATAAACATTCCATCTTATGAAGTACCTATTATTCGTTCATCTTCAACTATACCTATTACAAAATCAGTTTATAGTAATACTTTTTTATCAATTGTTCATTATTTATCAACAAATAAAGATTGTAAAATAAATTCGTTAACTGAAATTATGACTAACAATACTGAATTAAATTCTAATTATTGTTATGATCAAAATGATTGGAAGAAAAAAGATCATTTTATGTTTATTCCAATCAATAGTAATAAATTTTTAATTTCAGAAAAACAAGAAATTTTTTGTGAATTTAGAGAAATCAATAATGATGATAAAGAAGAAAATAATGGAAAGAATAATAATATAATTATACCAAAAAGTAAAAAGTTTATTTTAACTTTATCTTTAAATAGTACAAATGAAAAAGATTTAATAATATTAGAAAACTTTGTTAAAGTTTGTCTTGAAGAATATAATTTATTAATAAATATAAAAAAAGATAATAATACACAATATATTTTTGAATATAAAAATTGTGAAAAAGAAGATAATAAATTACAATTATTGTTTGATGAATTTCCTTTACAAAATAATAAAGATTTATTAAAAAATATATTTTTTGAGGATAAAGAAAAATTAATTAATTATATCAAACCTTTTGTATATAATCCAAATGAAATTGTAAATATTGGTGAAGAAAAATATAAAAGATGTGGTTTCACATTTAAATCAGGAATACTATTTTATGGTTCCCCTGGTTGTGGAAAAACAAGTACAATAAAAGCTATTCTTAATTATACAAAAAGACATGCTATTCTGATAAATTTAGGTAAAATTAAAACATGCGAAGAACTTCAAACTATCTTTAGAAAAAGAATAATTAATGGAAGAGAACTTAATGGTAAACAATTATGTTATATTTTAGAAGATTGTGACGCTTTTGAAAATAATATAATTCAAACAAGAAATTATGAGAATGAAAAACCAGAGTATGCTTCAATCAATAAGTTAATTGATTTAACAGAAACTACTGTTAAAATAATGAATAAACAAGAAGATAATTTAAATTTATCATGTTTTCTTAATATTTTAGATGGTATAATTGAATTACATGGTATTATGATAATAATGACTACAAACTATCCTGAAAAAATTGATGAAGCATTAATTAGACCAGGGCGATTTGATTTCAAATATGAATTTAAGAAAACAACAAAAAAAATAATAAGGGAAATGATACAATTTAAATATGAATTATCAGAAAAAGAGATTTTAAAATATGATGATATTTTAGATATTAAAGATTATGTATTATCTCCAGCAGAAATCCAGTCAATATGTTTTAAAAATGAAAATATAATAGATTGTATAAATGAAATAGTAAAAACATCAAAAAATGAAATAGTAAAAACATCAAAAAATGAAATAGTAAAAACATCAAAAAATTAAATAGTAAAAACATCAAAAAATTAAATAGTAAAAACATCAAAAAATTAAATAGTAAAAACATCAAAAAATTAAATTAACAAATTTTTTATTAGTTGTTGTTTGTCTTCATTATCTTCATAAATTAAATTTAATTTAACTGCAAAAGTATAATTTTTTATTTTGATATTATTTATTTCAATAAATAATCCATCTCTAGAAGGAATCCAATTAGGAATACTTATATCTGTAGTTCCAGATTTAAAACCAATAGTAAGACCATAAATTAATTCATATAAATTAATATTTTGTTGATATACAATTAAATTTTCAGTCCAATAAAAATTATTTGCTAATTGAAGTTTAATAATTAAATTACCAAAATCACCATTATCCATATCTCCACAATATGGGAAAACAACATAAGGTTTTTCAATATCAAAAATAAATGTATTTGTGATTTGTTCATCTTCAATATTTCTTTTTATACGTATTTTTCTTTTATTATTTTCACTGAGATCATTTAATGTAATATCAAGTTTAATCATTATATCATTTTTTGTAAATTTTTGATAATGTATAGGTAAATTAAAATATGTTTCAAATAAATTATGAACTTCATTATCAGTATCGCTAATTGTATAAACAGTTGTGTCTAATTTTTTTTTTGGGAATTTACCAGATTTAAAAAAATTAATTATTTCTTCAAAATTTAATGCATTAAATAAATCATAAAAATTAGTTTGTAAATATTCCCAATCATTTTTCTCAAAATTGATTCCAAAAGATTTTAATTCATCAAGTGCTAAATTATTTTTAAATATTTTTTGTAATAATGAAACAAATTTATTTTGATCTGTACCAGAAAGTTTACAATATTCTTGTCTTGTTTTTGGATTAATTAGTATTTCATATGCATAAGATATTTTTTGAAATTTTTCTGTTGCATGTAAATCTTTATTTTTATCTGGATGATATAATAAAGCAAGTCTATGATATGCTTTTTTAATTTCATTTTCTGTACATATTGGTTGTAATTCTAAAATTGAATATAAGTCCATAAAATTAATTATTAATGTTTCTTTATATTATTATAAGTATTTACAATTAAATTTTTGGTGCCTATATATAATATCTAAATTTATATAATGAATAAAAATACATTATTAGCATTTATGATACTTTGTTATTTATTACCAATTATATTTGTTTATTACAATTATAACTCTAATAATAGTGTATCTAATATAATATGTGATAATAACTGCAAATATTATATTTTATTTTTTATGTTTTTGATGGGAATAGGGACATTATTGTATGAATTAGAAAGAAATGATAAATATTCTCAAATAATAATTTATGTACTATTGATTGGAATATATGGACTCATTTATGTAAATGAAATGCATATAATTCATTATTATTTTGCCTCTTTAGTTTTTATTGCTATATTATTATTTATGATAAGACATTGTTATTTAACAAATTGTAACGTAGTACTTATAACATCATTATTTTTAGAAATTATCACTCTGTTTTATATTTTAATTAATATAAATAATATTTTTTTCGGTGAAATTATTTATATTTTAAATTTTGCTTTTTATTATTTATATTTACATTTTATCCAATAAATTTTAAAAATAGAAAAAGTATAATATAATTTATTTCTTCTTGACATAAATAAGAATACGTTTTTTTAAATAATATAAAATATAATAATAATAATGAGTAATAAACAATTATATCAAAAAAATGTTTTTTTACAAAAATCAAAAGATAAATTTAATCCTGATGTATTAAAAAAAAAAGATGATGTAGATAAAAATAGAAAAATAAATGTTTTTAAAAAATCAAGTATAACTTATAATTCAATAACTAACCATACTCCAGAAAATATAAAGTCACAAAAAGATTTAGAATTACAAAAAGATTGTATAATTCAAAATCTTGAAAATATAATAACACAAAGAAAGAAAGAAAGAGAAGATCAAGAAATGCAACTAAAACCCCAAAAACAAAAAATAATTATTGATGAAAATTGTGAACAAAAAAAAATTCAAGATTTTAATGAAATGAAAGAAGAACAAACAGAATATTTAAATACTCATAAAAAAGTTGTAGAAGATAATAAAAATCGTTATGAAGATATTTTAAGTAATTTAAAAAATTTGGGAATTTTAAACAACTAATAAAAATATTTTAAATTATATATAAAATATTTTTTATTATTAATGGAAATCAATAAAAATAATTTAGATAATTTAGAAAATTATTACAAAAATATTGATAAACCAATAATTAATGATTGTTTAAATAAATTTAACTTAAAAAATCTATTAGAATTAAGTACAATAACTAATTTATATGTATTTACCAAAAAAAAAAAAAAAGACTGGAAACTTAAAGAAAAAAGAATGTTATTAAAAGAGTGTGATATTAAAAGAAAACAAAAATTGAAAGCAGTAACTGAAAGTATAAATGAATTATCTAAAAATAAATCTAAAGATTTATTGTTAGAAGTTAAAAAAAAAAATAACTTATTACTTAATGAAATAGAAACAATTGATACATTAATTGAAACAATTGAAAAGGATTATCCAGATATAGAATCAAAAGCTTTTTTAGAAAAATTTTCTAATTAAATTTCATTTTTAATAAAGTTAATTAAACTATTAATATCACGATCACCATTATATTCTGTTGCTGCTGTTCCTTTTCTAAAAATAAGTGTAGGAAATCCGTTTACTCTCCATTCTTTAATTTTTTTCTGATCTTTATCAGAATCATAAGAAATAAAATTTATTTTATCATTAAATTTATCAGCTAATGCATTCCATGTTTCTCTAAAATTTTTACAATGTCCGCACCAACTAGCTTTAAATAAATAAATTGATGGTTTATTTTCGTTAACTTCTTTTTGATTAAAGTAATTATTTTCATCATTACCCCCACCATTTTGTATATTAATTTTTTTTTTTAATTGATAATACTTAATTTTATATTTTAAATATTTACTATCCATTAATATTGATTAGAATATTTATTTTATAAAGTAATAATAATGGATCAAAAAATTTTTTTTATATTTTTAATTATTTTTTTAGTTACAAGTGAATTTTATTTAATGATAAGAAATATAATTGTAAATGGTTTTTATTTATTTGTATTAATGTATATTTTAAAAATAGTAAGCCCTGATATGTCATTAAAGATAAAATCATTTTTAAATGCAACAATTAATACTAATGAAAATTCAATAATGGAAATGGTATCAAATACTATTAAATATATAAAATCAAAATTTAATATAAATAAATTGATAGATATGAATAAATTGATAGATATGAATAAATTAATAGATATAGATAAAATATTAGATGCATCACAAGAAATTATTAATTAAAAATTATTTTTTCAAAATAATAAATATATGATAAATTTTTATATTTTTCAAAATTTTGTTGATTTATTTCAGTAACAAAATTATCATCAAACATCAACCATTTATTATTATATTTTCCAATATAAATATAATGTCCTCCAAATAAAGATCCTGAATGATAAACAAATCCCTTTAAAATGTAATTATATCTCCATTCTATTGGAACTATAATTTCATTAGTATTTTTATTTAATTTATATTCTGATTGATGAAAACGTTTTAAAATTACTATTAAATGCTTTGGCCAATTAATAATTTCTATTCTTTTTGATGCTATTCTATTATCTTTACAATTATCACAATAATATAAATTATCATTTTCAAATTTAACTCTTGATTTATATTCTCTATAACAATCATCTAAGTTTTCAAAAGATTTATCTGTATTTAAAATTAAATAATTATTTTTTTCATTATGATTACTAGCTTTTAAACAAGATCTTAACTTACATTTAATGGAAACAGATATTGTATGTTCAAATATTGTATTGATATTTATGCCATTTTTTTTTAATTCATCGGAAATAAGATCTAAAAAATAAATAATAAATTCACTTGAATCTTGTTGTCCATATCCTTTAAAAATACTATTTTTTCTTTCAACTAAATTTTTAAAATATGATGGAGTTAATGATTTGATTTCATTATTATCATAATCTTTAATAAAATCATTTATATTTTTTAAAATTTCACTTTTATTTGAATTACTTGCAATTATACTACATAATTCTTTATTATGTATTATTAGTTGTAATCCAGAATTTAAATAGCATGTATTACCAATGTTATTAAAGCCTTTATAATTCATATATATATGATTATACATTACCTTTTTATGTGATTTTATTTTTTTTTATAAAAAATTGAATTTTAATAATATTTACTATTATCAATCATAATATGCATGTTATACTTAAATTAATAGGACATATAATAACTGAAGAAGATGGTAAATATTTTTATGAAATTAGAATAAATAATATAAATATAATTTCATTTGATGTAATTAAAAATTTATTAATATCATATGGTATTGAAGATGAAGATATACAAAATATAACTATAACGTGTGATTGTAAAAATATTAAAAATGATTCAATAATAAGTTCATATACTGATGAAGA